GCACGGCTCAATGGTCATGCTGACAAGCACAAGCGGGTCTCCGTTTGGGTCAACGCCAGGTGACTCATTGATGGTCGCAGTCCATCCTGCATCGGCCAATCGTCCCTGGATCGCTTGCCAGACGGGCTTGAAACAGTTGTCCCAATCCTCTTGGTAGGCACCAGCGATATTTGGGTTTGCGTACAACGTCACGCAGCAGCAGCAGCACTCCTGCTCTGTGCCCACCTTCCCGTCACGCATGACGGCCCGACCATCAGAGAACGATATGACTGTCATGCGGCGGTAGAGCAGGTCAAAATGTCATACCACTGGAGGCACGGCCCAGATGAGTTGTGCCCCAGCAGTTGAATCTTGTCTGCGTCGAAATTGGGCATTGCCGAAAAATCAACGCCGGCCCAATCCATTGAGCACGTGGCAGTGCACGCCTTTTCTTGGTTGATCGCGTACCAGCCCCACCCGTTATTGCCGAGAGCCACCCACCGCTGCGTGCATTGCGTGGTGGTAGAAAACGTCAGAAACTGGTTGTGTGCCACAACCGTGATGGCAGACTCAAACGGGTCGCCGTTGTATACGGTGACAGTGGCCGTGGTTTCCTTCGGCCAGCCAGCCGTACCTTCGTGCTTGGCGAGCAGCAACCGCACACCACGCGATACAGTAGCGTCCTTCTCGCCGCTCAAGTCCTGGCGTGGCTCGTCACGCTCAACCAGGCGAACCGCCCGGCCGATACGCTTGGCGTCAGTAAGTGAAAAGCCAAACGTGTCAGCCACGGCTCACTCCTGAAAGACCACGTAGCGGATCTTCCCGGTGGTGCCGTAGCCCTTGGCGGCCAGCGTGATGGTCGGCACAAGAGGCACAACGGCGGCAGCCCCGCGACCGAGCTTGCAGAACTCTTGGATGTTGGTGCCGTCATAGGAGCCGATGGCCACGTACGCCGTCCCGCTGGTGGCTGTACTCATGTTGCGGAACCCGGCGTAGCCAGCCGCAGAAATCGCACCGACAGAGAGCGTGGCAACGGCCGTGCTCACGCTGACGATCTGAGCGTGTACGCCCTGGGCCGCCTGGTCGAACTTCAGGCCCGACGCCGTGAAGGTCTCGTTGTGATTTCCGTTGGACACGGCAACCGAGAGCGACAGTGTGACTTCATTGGCCATGGCTATCTCCTACAAAAGCCCGCAAGTGCGGAGCATGATGGTGTGGTCTTTTTCGTCGTACGGCTTGATGGTCAGCACGTCTGGGTCTTCGCCGACAGCTTTGGCAGAACCATCGGCATTGAGCGGCACGGGCTTGCTCACCGGATTGCCGCCCTTGTCCATGATGGCCTGACGTTCGCCGGAAACGATCTCGTGATAACCAACGTCGTAGTAGCGAATACGCCAGTCTGACGGGTTGTACGTCCACTCGACAGACACAGACCACACTTGATTCTTCTGGTCGAAGTCGGCCCCGTAGCCGGTGACGCGAAGCGTGTACGGCTCTGCCCCCAGAAACGCCGTCTGGTTGCACGTATTGAGGTAGGAGAACAGAGTCGGAAAATCTGGAGCCGTCGCGTTGGAGTTGGTGAACGTCAGCCGCAGCAGGGCCGTGTCTTCCTCGAGGCCGTCCACGGGATCGCCGGCCGAGTTCAGCGGCGGCTTGATCGGATCGTTTGGGTTCTCTTGATTCGACTCGCTCGCCGGCCGCCGCTCTTGCAGCGACTGCACAGAAATCTTGAGCCACGTCCGCTCCTCGTCTGTCCTGTCTGGCTCGTCGTTGTCCGTGACCGGTTTGCTGTCGTACTTGACCGTTACCTTGACGCAGAACTCGTTCTCATCGTCGTAATATTCAAAGTCGCGGCCGGTCACATAGAAAATAATTCCGCCAACGTCCTCTTCGTCGTTGATCTGCGGGATCTTGCGGTTGTAGAACTCCGGCCAGCTTGTTTTGTCGTCTTTGATGGCCCCAAAGTTTGGCGTTGAGTTGCAGATCACCAGCAGTTCAACAGATCCGGCGTACTGAATGCTGCCCTTTTCGCCCTTCGTTTCAGTGAACTGAAACGAACGCAGCTGCCTGACGGTGCTAATTGCCATCGGTTACACCATTGCCAGCTGGGCTTGGCCGAAGCCAGGAATGTCACGCACAGCAGACGCCACGTCCTCGATGCCGTCTGCGGCGCGCTCGGTGTTGTCGGCCGTTTGCTTCGCAGCGTCTGCGCCGCTCAGCCGTGGGTCGCCACCACGGGCCAACATGTTGCGGTAGGACTCGCCGCCAGACGTGCCGACAACGATGGCGTTAAGCTCGGACGATGCGGCCTTGATGGCGGCACCGATGCTCTGGCCGGCAGACGTGGCGGCGGCAGCTGTAGCGCCAGCCGCTGTGGCCGCAGCCTCTTGCTGTGCAGCGGCCATTCTGGCGTCGAAGTTCTGTAGTGGATTTTCAAAGTTGCCGACGCCTTGCATGAAGGTGTTTTCGGCTTCAATAGCTAGGGCGTCACCAAATCGCTGTGTATCTTGTCCAAAGGACTCAATTGCCCTTCCAACCTCAGTCAGACCTGGAATAACTTGGCCAAGAAATTGCAGGAAGTTTCCGACCGCTTCAGAAAGTCCACCAAACACCACAGAGCCTGCGGAGCCTATGCCTAGCAACGCACCTGCAAACATCTGCAACGCACCGTATGCAACAGTCCATACGCCAACCATGACGCGGATAATAGCAATCAGGCTATCCGCCATTACTTGAGCAAATGAAAAACGCTCGCCGGTTTTCTGAGCAAATGCCAGCAGGATTTCGGAGACTGCCGTAATCGCAGGAGCCAACCCGGCCAAGAACTGGTTGATGAAGCCCTGCATGGGCAATGCCAGCCGGCCAATCGCATCGCCCATGGCTTCGATGGCCGCAACCTGCGGGCCGGTCATCTTCACGCCCAGGTCGGTGAGCAGACGATCCATCTCGCGGAACGCCTGCCCGCCTTGCCGCAGGAAGTTGAGCAGCCCCTGTCCGCTGCGGCCGAAGATGTCGATGGCCGCTGCTGCCTGCATGTGCGGCGGCAGGGCTGCAATGCGGTCGGCAATCAACGCCAACTGCTCCGTCGTGCTGAGCCCAGCCATGTCGCTCATCGTGAGGCCAAGTTGAGCGAACGCCTTCGCAGCAGCCGGCGTGCCTTGGGCCAGCTCTCCAACCATGCGGGCCGTTCGCCTCAGCCCAGTTGTGAGCAGCTGCTGGCTCACTCCAGACTCGGCGGCCACCTGCTGCATGACTTGCAATTCACCGGCCGCAACACCCAACTCTTGCGACAGATTGTGCAGAGCCTCGGCTGAACGTGTCGCCGAAGTCAGGGCCGCAACTGCACCGGCCAGCGTGGCAAATCCACCTACGACCGGCATCAGCATAGGCATCATGCCGCCGAGCGTGCCGCTCAAGGCAGACAGACCGCCAACGCCCTTCTGGAACCCCTTCAGTTGCCGCCCGGCCTTCGATAGCCCGGCAGTGAGACCGCCAGTGCTGGCGGTAATGCTGACGTTTACGCGGCCAAAGTTGTTTGCCATGGTTTCATCGCGGGATCGCGTTCAGCGTGGCGAGGATCTGATCTGGTGTCTGTGCCCGCTTCGGAACCGGCAGGAACTCCTCTGGCTTCTTGACTGGCTGCCGCTTACCTCGGTTGGCGTTGTATCTCTGAGCGATTGCGACCGCGTCACGCAGCCACTCGTCGCCCCACGGCTCGAGCAGGTAGTAGCCCATCCAGCCGTACAACTGATCGACGCTCATCTCGTCGGCCAATCGCTCTACGTCCCAGATGCCGAGCTTCAAGGCGAGTCGGTACAGGAACGCGAGCACCGGCTGCCGTTCTATTTTCCCGCCGCCTCCTCCACTGCATTGCCGCCGATTCCGTTGAGCTTGAACCCGGCATCCACGATTGCCTGCACGATGTCCGTGTCGAGCTCGCCGATCCAATCGGCGTCGGCATCCTCAAACATCCGGGTGCCGTCTTCGTTGACGCAGACCATGGCGACGAATCGTGCACGGACGTTATCGAGGTTGACGCCGCCAACCTTGCCGCCGGTCACGATCTGCTCAAAGCGGTCGCGGTCCTTCGCCGAAAACTTGGCGACGTACACAGTGCCGCCAAGCTCTGGAACCTCAAGCGCCACGCGGGGCCTAATGCCACGCTTGGCCTTGATCTGCTCACGTGTCAAAGCCACAGTCCGCGCCTCCTGTCAGCACTAGGTGATGCTGCCGCTCAACTTGATCGTGAGCGTCCCGCTCATCATGTCTTCCATCTGGGCACCAGCCTCGAAGCCAGACGCGAACCCGTAGGCAGACCACATAACGGTGGTGTTACCACCGTTGGCCCAATAGATAGCGACAGGCTGGGTGGTTGAAACGTTGGTCAAGTCGGAGATAGGCTTGATCGACGGATCGAATAGCACCTCAATAGACAGCTCGCCTGGATCGTAAATCTCTGAAGCGACGAACTGCTTGCCGCCAAGAGTCAGCATGTGCGTGGCATCGGCGACAGCCCGCGTGATGCCGCCGTGATTTACGCCGGTAATCTTGTAGGCAGCGGTTCCAGCGAGTGCGGTGCCAAACGTGACGTAAGTGCCCTGACCGATGTCGACTGCCATGGCTTTCTCAAGCCTCCGTGAAGGTGATCTCTACTGACAAATCCGTGCGGTAGATGGGGAGTTGCTCCCCGTTGGCGGGCGGCTC